ATATTTCACGAAAAAGCTAAACAAATAATAAGCGAAAGGGATATAATATAATGGATTTAACTGACGAGCAAAAAGAATTAGCTTTGGACATGTTTAATGATGATCCTAATATAATCAATATAACAAAAAGGGTTTTTGAAGACGATTCATTGGATGGAAGGTCTAAAGAGGGTCGTGCGGTTAGTAAGTTCTTAGCTAAGAATGGTTTAAAAGCTCAAACCACGAAGCGGCCAAAGTCAGATGACGTTACACTCTTAGAAGATCAAGTGGAAAAGGTTTTAGAGATGGAGGGCGAAGGCTTCAATACATCTCAAATAGCAGACGTTCTTTTTAATAAAGAAGTGAAGAGGCTAAGCAATGAATGGAGGGCTGTAAATGACATTCTAGGCCAAGACAGGGAAGCTCCAGCAGATGAGTCTTTAGCGACTTACGCTTCACCACAAGCTATTTCAAGAATAATAAAAAAAATCAACGACTCAACTGGATACGGCTTAGAAGAAAATAAAATGTCACGAAATCAGCGAACTTGTTGTGACAGGTTAAGAATTAATTTATCAAACTCAAGATTTGTAGCTATCGTAAATAACTACATTAACTCTAGAGACAAGGGGTTATTCGAGCAAGAATTTATTAGACTAACTTGGGATAAGCCAGACCTAACGCCAGACGAGCTTAATCTTTACATGAATGTATGTAAGGAAATCATTAATCTAGAACTAATTACATCTCACCTTCAAAAGTTAAATGATATGTTCGAGTCTGCAGATGATCAAGATGAGATGAGTATTAGACTGGCTGAAATTATTAAAGCTAAAAGCTCAGAGTATCACCAGTGCGAAACTCGTATCGAAAATTTGACAAAAAAACTTCAAGGAGATCGTGGCGCACGTTTAGCCAACAAACAAAGAGATACGGCCTCGTTTCTGTCTATTGTCCAACTTTTTCAAGAAGAGGAAGAAAGACAAAATATGGTGCGCATTGTAGAAATGCAAAAACAAGTAATTAAAAAAGAGGCTCAAAAGCTAGAAGGTATGGCGGCCTGGAAAGCTCGCGTCTTGGGAATAGGCATTGAAGATGTCTTATAAATGCAAAGAATGTGGGACCGAGTTTGAGACGGAGAAAAGCTTACATAGCCATCTCAAGGCTCACAAGATGTATGTAGGCGACTACTACGTTAAACACTACCCGCGATTTAACAAGCTAAATGGAAATCCGCTGCCCTTTAAGAAAAAAGACGAATACTTCGCAAATGATTTTATTAATCGATCTCAGCTAGTAAAGTGGTGTGAATCTGCGCCAGATAAAGAGGTTAAAGATTACATCATCGATCTGGGAAAGAAAAGGGTAGAAAGAAAAAAATATAAAAACGCGCCATTTCATTTAGAGCTTCTCAAGCGACAGTTGCCAGACCTAGATGTTTATAAAAAACACTTCGGCACATACACCAAAGCTTGTGAGGCTATGGGGTCGAAGCCTATATTTTATAAGGGTATGCCTAAAGAATTTAATGATAATGTAGATGTCGAAGTGCTGATCGATACTAGGGAGCAGCAACCGCTAGAGTTCAATAAATCTTCAATTTTAAAATTAGACTTCGGGGATTACACTTTAGGTGGAGATGATTTTACTAACACGTTCGTGGACAGAAAAAGTGCTGGAGACTTCTTATCAACTTTTGGCGGACAAGTGGATAGATTTAGAAGAGAGATGGAAAGGTGCGTTGAGTTAGATAGCTACATGTATATTGTTGTAGAAAAATCTATTAAAGCAATAGAAAAAGAAGCCGTGTTTACAAAAGGAAGAAGGGCTCCAAAACTGGGATGGGTGTTCTCTAATTTAATTTCTGTCCAACATGAGTTCGCGGGTCATTGCCAATTCGTATTTACAGATAGTAGGATCCATAGCGAAGAGATCATACCCAAACTATTACATCTAGGCGAAAAGCTTTGGGACGTAGATGTTCAATATTTTTTAGATAAGGAGGAAAGATGAGTTGGGATATAGGGAATCAAAAACGCTTAAGTAAAGAACCAATCAATCAACAAGTCATGGATCTTGAGGGTTATCTAGAGGATACGCAAGCAAAAATTTGGTTGTATAAATTCCTCAAAGAAAATGTAACCTTCACAACAGAATTGCTAACTGGTATAGAGTTATTCCCGTTTCAACACATGGCAGTAAAAGCTATGATGGAAAATGACTACTTTTTGGGGATATGGTCTCGAGGTATGTCCAAGTCTTTCTCTACTGGCATTTTTGCTCTGTTGGATGCTATGATGAATCAAGGTGTCCACATTGGTATTATATCAAAATCATTTAGACAGTCTAAGATGATCTTCCGTAAGATAGAAGATATATCTCAAGATCCCAAAGCAGAATTATTTCGACAATGCATTGGCAAGGTAAGCAAGTCCAACGATGAATGGTCCATGCAAATTGGCAAGAGTCGGATTACCGCCTTACCCCTTGGTGATGGAGAAAAGCTCCGTGGTTTTCGTTTTCAGCGCATTATTGTTGATGAGCTTCTGCTTATGCCAGAAAAAGTTTTGAATGAAGTGATTATGCCCTTCCTAGCTGTTGTAGAAAACCCGACGGAGAGGCAAAAAATTAAAGACGCGGAAGACGCAATGATCGAGGCTGGAAAGATGACGGAAGAGGAAAGAACTGAATGGCCATCTAATAAAATGATTGGGCTGTCTTCGGCATCCTATAAGTTCGAGTATCTCTACAAAATGTATCAAGCCTACGAAAATATGATCTTTAACCCTGGAGCAAAAAATCAAGGTAGAAGATGTATTATGCAGTTTAGTTACGATTGTGCACCCAAAGCCTTGTATGATGAAAACTTAATCTCACAGGCAAAAGGCTCGATGAGTCAATCGCAGATTGATAGGGAGTTTAATGCTCAATTCACGGACGATAGCGCTGGCTATTTTAAGATAAGCAAAATGGCAGAATGCACGATTGAAGATGGCGAGTCCCCTGCTGTTGAGGTGGCTGGAGAAAAAGACGCGGAATACATTATGGCATTTGACCCTTCTTGGTCTGAATCGGAAACATCTGACGACTTTGCTATACAAGTTATAAAGCTGCTACCCGAAAAAAAGAAAGGTGTGGTCGTACATAGTTATGCGCTCCCTGGTACAAATCTAAAAAAGCACATGACTTACTTCAAATATCTCTTGGATCATTTTAATATTATTATGATTGTGGGAGACTACAATGGGGGTGTTCAGTTTATAAACTCATGTAACGAAAGCAGCATGTTTAAAAAAGAAAAACTTCAAATAGGCGTTTTTGATCCAAAGTTGGATAATCCGCACGACTATGAAAAAGATTTGAGAGACGCTAGAAGAGGTTATAACAAAAGCAGCAATACTATATGTATTTTAAGAAAACCAGTGTCTAACTGGATCAGAAGTGCGAATGAAATGTTGCAAACAGCTTTCGATAGAAAGAAACTATACTTTGCGGCTACAGCAATGGACGACAATTATTCAATGCAAAAAGCTAAAAAAATACCAATTAAAGAACTAAAGTTTTCTAAGTACGAAGATGAAAAGAATGTCGGAGCTAAAATGATCGATTTTATTGAACATCAAAAAGATATGATTGATCTTACCAAAGCAGAATGTGCACTTATACAAGTCACTTCTTCTGCTGGCGGCACCCAAAGCTTTGACTTGCCGAGTAATTTAAAAAGGCAGAAGGGGGTAGATAGGCCGCGAAAGGACTCCTACTCCGCTATAGTCCTGGGCAATTGGGGGATGAATATATATTATGATATGATGAGTCTTCCAGAAGAAAGTGCTGCTAGTTTCACACCTATGTTTATATAAAAAAGTTAATAAAGTTACTTTTAAAAGTGTAATTAACTTTATAATAGGTTATGGCAAAAAGAAAATATAATAAAAAATCTAGCTATTGGAATAAGTTTACAAGAGTTACTCCTCAAATTTCCCAAGCTCAAGAAAATGTTGAGCCAGCTACAATGGGCGAGTCTTACCATGTTTCTCGCGGGTCGTATAATAGATCTGGCTCTATAGGAGGTTTATCGTCGTCAAATACTTCAAGCCGAATTAACAGGTCTTCTGTTACGACCCCAACTAATAAATATAGCCAAATTCGAGGAGGGCTTCTCCCTTATGAGATTTCATCTGATGGAATCAATGTTAGGGAGGCTATTGAGCTTTGTCAAAAAGCATATGCAAATGTGCCTATTTTTAGAAATACTATTGATATGATGTCAGAGTTTGCTAATGCTGAATTATATCTAGAGGGGGGCAACGCCACATCAAGGAACTTCTTTGAAAAGCTTTTAGACAGAATAAAAATTTGGGACCTTAAAGATCAATACTTCAGAGAATACTATAGAAGTGGCAATATTTTCTTGTACAGAATTGATGGAAAGTTTAGCTTAGATGATTATAAGAAGTTTTCTCAGAATATTTCCGAAGGGCCTTCTTTAAATAAATTTCCGCTAAAATATATTGTGCTAAATCCATTTGAGATAGTAGCAAAGC